ACGGAATTGAACACGATCATCCTGATCTGTGTACTCCAACGCATGAGTGGCGCCAACTCACCGCCTCAGGTGTAGATCGTCTAACATTGGTTGATGTCAAGTTTTTGGCATCGCTGATCGCAGATGGTAACAGGAAACAAATCAGTGCCTTTTCCATCTCCTTAGCTGTTCAAAAAGCTCAGGCGTATTTTGAGAAAGAAGACGCGCTTCCCCAGTTGCTTGGGGCCGTCTCTCATCATCATGCCTGGCTTCCTTTGCACATGGAGGTTGATATGGTCCACGATCATGTTTTGCTGACCCAGCAACACCTCAGCAATCACCCCTTGGTTCGAGCTTTCGCAGGGATGGGCGATAAAATACGCCTGCGCTTCTTGAGCCTCAATCTCGCAGCTACCGTGCGTAACCAGGTCCGAAGAAAAATCGGTAATACTGATCACTCTTGGATTGATTTACTGCGAGGTTTTCTTTCAACGCCGTCACACTCCCGTACGGCACTCCTGCTCTTGGCCTTTGTCGCCTATTGGCTAGGGTGGGGGAAAATGAGGAGTCTTGTGTTCCGGTTCATAGGGAAGAATCCTCCGAGCCTTAGTTGGCAAGGAGTGACGCGTTTGTTTCGCGTTATCTTTTCCGTCCTTCGTAGAGTCGTGGCATCTGGCCTTAATTGGTTGGCTGTCCAGGCCCTTCCTGCTTTGAAACAAGTATCGGCTGAAATCGAGAAAGTTTCGGAAAAGGACGTGTTGGAAAAACTCTCCAAAGTTGTAGCAAAATCGACTTTGGGGACGGAAAAGAAAAAGATTCTTTGGGCGTTAATCACCAATTGGCAAACGGTGATTGTGTCACCTGTGATCGAGGAGTATCTGAAATGGTTGACTGTACGTGTGTCCTCTGAGGAGCCCAGCGTTTTGCTGGGCGCTCGTGTGGGGGCCATGATGGGGTTTTTCGAAGCCATGATGAATCCCCCTACCACCCGGCTTTTCGGACTGCGGTGCTCATTACACGCACTCTTTGGAACTGCCACGGCGGTATGGCTTCCTCTCGGCATTGGCCTCCACGCTTTGTGGAATGGTAGTGTCGCAGCGGGAGTTTGGTCAACCAACGTGCCTCCAGCGTCTTTTGCACACTTCTTGGGTCCAGCCTTAGCACCGCTGTTTCTGATGGTGTGGAGGAAATTACGCTGTTTGCTCAGATCAGCTACCTTCATGTCTCTCTTCCCTCCCGGGAGCTCTCCTGGGGGGCCTGTTGAAGAGGAGGACAATGAACCTCCGGATGTGGATGAAGCCGGAGACATCGCGGTTAGCCGCGGTCCGCTCTCCATTATGGCTGTTACCCATCCGCACGAATACAAGACAAGGGTCGTAATAGACGATTATGACGTCAAACTATTCCGACCCCAGCGGCGACCTAAAGCCTCCTACTGGACACCGGGTATCTTGTTCAACGTGAACATTGGGAAACCCTGTGCCAGTCCCGAGACTTATCACTTTGTTGTGTTAAGCAGGATGGTGTCGCCCCCCAAATCGAATCTGGACATAGATCCAAGACTATGGCAAATTCGACACTTGGGGGAGCTGATAGCAGATATAGGCCCTCTGCTAGAAGTTCGCCTTAACTCATATGAGGAGCTGGCGGGTACGTGGCTTGAACACGTCCGCCTTGACGCCCCGAGAAATTATGTCCGTTACTGCAAAGCCGTGGACGACGTCATCCACGGTAATGCGGAACTTTGGTTCGCAAAACCCGAGAAGCTCTTTATCACCTTGATGATCAAGCAGGATGAGCTTCTGATCCGCAATGCTCGCCCGATTGGGGAACCGTTTCTACGAGAACCTGTCACCCGACAGGAGAAAGAGATGATTCCACCGGACGAGTGGCAACGTAGAGGAGAATTCAGGCCGCGATACGTCGGAATTCCACCTTACGATTGCATTGCCTTTACTGGCCCCTACTTCTACCAGCTGCAGAAAGCTATGGCTGAGTACCGGGGAAGTTTTATGGTTGGCAACGTCAGAGTACGTCTGGTGTTTGTCAGTGGCTGGCATGCTGCGGATCTTGTGAAGTGGTGGGAGCGCACTTTTGAAACGTCTGGGGAGGAATTAACCCTGGATGTGGCTATATCAGGAGATGATAGTCTGATGGTCCTTACAGGTGGTGGTCGTCGCGTCGTTGTTGAAGGTGACTTTGGCAAGTTTGATGCGTCGATGAAAACTGCCGCCCAAAAGTTCATTCATGCGTTCTACAAGAAGGTGGGAATCCCTGAAAAGGTGGTTCAACTCAACCTGAATCTTCAGCGAGCTCGTTGGAGAATTGGGAAGAACGAGTCGTACCATGGGACTGTCCACCACAAACGCCATTGTTTACGATGTCGCTGGTCCGGAAAAGAGAGAACTTGTCCGAACGGCCATCGTACACAACCAGGAGCCCTTCGTGTCAGTGGCACTGCTGACACAACTCCGGGCAACGGGACCGGCCAGGCCGGTTGGGTGGTCAATTCCATCCAGCGCGGTTTTCACCTCCACGGAGAGCTTACAGTTGATACTTTACTGGAGAGCTTTTACGAAGGAGCTGAGGCAGCCGGGTTAGACTGGGAAGCCATCGTAGATCCCACTCTTCCTACGTTTCTCAAAGGGGGTTTTGTCCTGGTGGAGGGGCACTGGCATTGGGTGATCTTACCCAGCCGTGTCTTGAAACTCCATTGCAAGACAAACGTCGTCAAACTGCTCAAGCGGGTTCTTCGTCGTGCCGGAAAATGGGACGCGAAATGGAAACCCGCTACGCAGATCCATGTTGCCATGTCACAACATCTGGCCAACATAGCTGAATCTTATCTGAGCTATCCGTTGAGCCGAGGCATGCGACAGTTTTTCGAGTACCTCAAGCGAAAAGCGCCTCTGGGGAAGAGTTGGGCTATCGAAAGAAGGCACGCGATTCTTCCCGTCACAGCCGGGGTAGGCGAGACCGTCGACTGTGATGCGGTGTTTGAGAGTATTTATCCAGGTTGGCAGGACTTAGTTTCTCTATTGCTAACCGTCAGACGCTTTCCGGTGTTCATTGAACATCCTTGTGTGAGATTCCTGTGCCGGGACTACACTAAGGAGTAAGGACGCCTGTTAGCGTTTGTAGGCCTCACAATAATGGTAGCGGAGGAGGAAGGAGGAAGTGAGGAGAGGTCGCCCGGGGGGGGGTTATATAATTCCCCGGGAGACCTAACGAATTAAACGCACCTGTCTCGCCAGGCTACAAATATGCAAGCCGCGAAAAAGCGACCCAATCGCAAGAAGAAGTCGCGAAACCGCAAGAAGCCCAGCAACCGATCAAACAAG